CCGTCGCAGGCGATGTCGGTCAGGTCCACATGCGCCTCGACCGGTGCCGGCAGCGGGCCGGGCGCGGCGCCATAGCCCGGCGCCACCAGCGACACGAACATCCGGTCCACGTCGCCCGCCCACACCGGCACGGCCTCGCCCGGCAGGAGGAAGCCGCCGTCGAGCGCGGAAAAGTCGATCCGCACCGCCGCGTCGGTGGGCGTGCCGGCCGCATAGTTCCACAAGCGCACATACCAGGCGCGCGGGGTGCCGGCGGCGTCCCGCCCTTCGATCGTCAGCGTGGGGCCGTTCACCGCGTCGAGCGGCAACACGCCCGTCGAGCGCCAGCGGAAGGAAAGCGTGCAGCCCCGGAAGTCGCAGCTGGTCTGGTAGGCCAGCAGCGGATGGTCGTGGCTGTCCGCCGCTTCCCAGATCAGCCCGGCGAGGTCGTCGGTTCGATAGAACACCGCGTCCACCGCCAGCGCGTCCGGCGCGGTGGTGGACACGGCCGCCATCATCGGCCGGGGGAAGTTCACCGTCCAGAAGCGCGGGTCGAAGCGCTTGATCGAGGCGGTGCGGACCGGCTGGCCGGCGCGGGCGAGGTGCCAAGCCACCTCAGCGCCCGCTTGCCAGCGCGGCGGACACGGCGCGCGCCACCTGCCGCGACGACCGGGAAAGCGCGCGGGGACTGTCGCCCGCGGGCGCGTTGACCGCGATCGAGACGGTGAGCGCGCGCGCCGCCCCGCTGCCGCCGCCGCCCGCCGGCACCACCGTGCCGCTGGCGGTGGGCACGAACAGCTCGGGGCCCCGCTCGCCCACCATGTAGGGGCGGTCGGGCGAGACCGGGCCGCCGGTGGCGCGGCCGGGCAGGCCCAGAAGGCCGCCCAGCAGGGAGGAAGCGATGCCGGTCAGCCCGGCCGAGGCGGAGCCGCCCAGCGCCGACGACAGCCCCGCCTTCAGCGCCGCGCCCGCGATCTCGTCCAGCGCCTTCAGGGCGCCGGTCTTGAGCGTGTCGAACGACAAGCGGCCGTCGCCCGCCGCGCGGGCGAGCGCGGTGCCGATCGAGCGGGCGGCCTTGTCCGCGCCGCCGCCCAGCCCGTCGGTCAGCTGCGACCGCAGCACGGCCACGTCGCGGTCGAAGCCGGCGGTATCGGCGCGCACCGCCACCAGCACGCTGTCGATCTCTTCATCCATCGGGAAACATCTCCTGCAAGCGGCGGAGGTCGTCGGCGCCGGCCTGGGGTGCGGAGGGACCGCGCGCGTCGAGGATCGCGGCCAGCTCGGCCGGCGTCGCCGTCCAGAATTCGCCCGGCCGCCAGCCGAGCAGCAGCCCGGCCAGGCCGGCCAGCCGCGACGCGGCGGCGGCGAAGGTCAGGTCGTGGGTCATGGTTCGCGGTCCCTGCAAGGCATGGCGGCCGGACTGCCGGCGAGGTCGTGGCGGCGGGGTCGTTGCGGCGGGGTCGCCCGGCGGCGCTACCGCCCGCGCAGGATCTGCACGAGCAGCCCCTTGAGCACGGGGGTCGCCGCCGCCAGCCCGGCTTCCGCCAGGCCCTCGCCCAGCATCGCGCGGGTCAGCCCCGGCGGCGGATCGGCCAAGCAGTGCCAGAACAGGGCGGCGAGCTCGGACAACCGCAGCTGCCCGGCCCCGGCCCGCTCCACCAGCGCGAACAAGGGGCCCAGCTCCTCCTCCGCCGCCACCAGCGCGGCGAAGCTCGGGCGCAGGGCGAGGCGCACGCCGCCGATCGCGAGCGCCGCTTCCCCGCGGGCGGGGTTGGCGTTCATGCGGCGGTGACCGGGCCGGAGCTTTCCAGCGCCAGCGTGTAGGACCGCTCGCCGTTGTAGTCGCCGGCATAGTCGAGCCGGGTGAGCTGGAAGCGGCCGGCCATCTGCCCCCCGCCCTCGAACACCAGCTGGTAGTCGTCGAGCGTGGCGGCGAGCGCGTTGGCGCGCAGCCGGGTCTCCGCCGCCGAGCCCGTGAACACCCCCGCGCCGGACACCGACACGGAGCGCGTGCCGGCGCCGGACAGGAGTTCGCGCCAGCCGTTCGAATCCTTGGTGGTGATCGCCACCATGTCGCCGTTCACCGACAATTGCGTGGTGCGCAGTCCCGCCACCGTCGAGAAGACGGGCGGGATCGCGCCGTTGCCGATCTTGAGCAGAAAGGCGCTGCCTTTTTCCGCGGGCATGTGGGTTCTCCTTCTTGATGTGACGGGGACTGAAGGGCGGCGCCTACGTCGCCACCGTGCGGATGCGATGTTCCACCAGGCCCGCCCACGGGCCGGTCGCCGGGCGGGACAGGCGGGTACGGACCAGGAAGGTGGAGACGATCCGGTTGGTGGGCAGCGCCGGCGCCAGGCCCGAAACCGCCGCTTCCGCCGCCGCCACCAGCGCCTGCAGGCGCGCGGTGCGGCCCGCCTCGTCCCAGATCACCAGGCCGACGCGATGCTCGCGCCCCGCTTCCGTCTTGGTGCTCCAGTCGAACTGGAGGCCATCGCCCAGCACGAGATACGGGAAGGGCTGGCGCGGCGGCGCGCCGTCGAACACGGGCGCCACCCCGGCCAGGCCCGGCGCGGCCGACAGCGCCGCCACCAGCGCCACCTGGAGCTCGGTCGCGGCGCTCACGGGCGCACCCGCACTGCTTGAGCGGCGAGCGCGCGCAGCCGCACATCCTCCACGGCCGCCACCGCCAGCCGCGGGCCGGACAAGCGCAGGCCCCCCACCACCGGCTCGGCGGAAACGCCGGGGCCATCGGCCGCGACCAGCGCCGCCATCGCTTCCACCACCCGCACCACCGCCGAGGCGCCGGCGCGTTCGGCCGCCGCGCTCACCGCACCACCTCCGCCGTCACCGTCACCCGGTCGGGCCGGGCGGGGTCGGCCAGCACGTCCTTCACCTCCAGCCATTGCAGCGGCCGCATGATGCGGTCGCCGACGTTGACGGTGCAGGGCCGGAGCGTGACCTGCCAGCGCTGGGGCCGGTCGCCGTCGTCGCCCGCCTCCAAACCGTAGCCGGCGGGTTCCGCCGCCGCCCAGATCAGGCCGGCGAGCGTCCAGTCGCCGCCGTCGCCCGCTTCCACGCCGCCCAGCGCGTCGCGCCCCGGCGTGCGGTGCCACAGCTCCACCTTCTCCTTCATGGTGCCCGCGAAATCCTTCATGTCAGCCTTGTCCTCCGCCAGGGCCGGAGGAGTGCCGCCACCGCCGCCGGCGGCGCGCCCTCCTCAGCCGAATCACGATTGGTGAAGAAGTGCGCCGCCAGCCGCACCACGCCCTGCCGCAGCGGTTCGGGCAGTTGCCCCCAGGTCGTGGCCAGGCCGGCCTGGTAGCGCACGGTGGCGCGGGGCGGCACGGGCGCGGCGGTGAACCGCACCCATCCCCTGCCGTCCGCGTCGATGTCGACGGCATAGGCCGCGACCGGCAGCGGCGCGGTGCCCGCCGGCGGGTCCACGCCCGCCGTGACGGCGGTGATCGCCGCCACCGGTTCCGCACCGAGCCGGCACCAGTCGCAGCCCGGCGCCACCGTCTCGGTGAGCCCACGCGCGACCAGCACCCGGCCGGTGACGGCCTCCGCCTGCGCCAGCGCGACGGCGGCGAGGCGCGCGACCAGCGCGTCCTCGTCCGTGCCGTCCAGGCGGAGATAGGCCTTGATCTCGGCCCCGATCGCGGGATCGGGGGCGATGGGATCGGCGCGGATCATGGGCGCGCCTCCCCGTGGTCCGAAACGGACATGGTGTCTCCTGTCCTTGGAAAGGCGGCGACCGCCCTTGTTCCCGTCATGCCGGCGAAGGCCGGCATCTCGTGGGGCCGGGCGGTGCTCCACCTCCCGAGATCCCGGCTTTCGCCGGGATGACGATGCCCTGGATCAGCTCGCGGCGAACTTCAGGAGCTTGATCGCTTCCGAGTTGGACACGCCGCCGCCGACCCGCTTCACCGCGTAGAAGTGGACGAAGGGCTTGTGGCTGAAGGGGTCGCGCAGGATCGCGGTCTCGCCGCGCTCCGCCACCAGATAGCCCGCCTTGAAGTTGCCGAACGCGACCGCGAAGCTGTTGGCGGCGATGTCCGGCATGTCCTCGCTTTCGGCGACGGGGTAGCCGAGCAGCGTGTCCGCCCGTCCCTCGGCCAGCGCCGGCTGCCACAGGAACGCGCCGTCCGACGTCTTGAACTTGCGGATCACGGCCAGCGTCGCCGCGTTCATGACGAAGCTCGCACCCTGGCGATAGGGTGCGCGCAGCGACTGGACGAGGTCCACCAGCTTGTCGGCCGGGCTGGCGGCGGCGAAGCCGGTGGCGGACCCGGTCGCCACATATTGCAGCGTGCCGAACGCACGGGTGGCGTCCGTGTCGGCCGTCGCCGGATAGGCCAGAAAGCCCTTGGGCTTGCTCACGCCGTCGCCCTTGACGAAGGCCTGGCCTTCCGCACGGGCGAACTCGGTCGCGATCTCGTTGGCGAGCCAGGCTTCCACGTCGAAGGCGGCGTCGTCCAGCATCGCCTGGGACGCGGCGGGGTTGGCGTAAAGCTCGCCCGCCGGCGGCACGATCTCGTGGAAGACGGGGGTAGCGGTCTCCGGCCGCAGGTCCACTTCCGCCACCCAGCCCGACGGCGTGCCGCCGGAGGTGACGAGCTTGCGGTAACCGGCCGAGCCCACCGTCACCACGTTGGCGATGGCGCGGATCGGCGAGATGGCGGTCAGCAGCCGGTCGATCGCCGCGTCGATCTCGCGGGGCACGGCATAGCCGCCGGCGTCGGTGGTCGTGCCGTTGAAGCTCTTCACCTCCACGCCCGCGTCCAGCCCCTTGCGGAGGTAGTTCTCCACGAACGCCTTGGTGCCGTTGTCGCGGACCTGCGCGCCCGCCAGCGCCGGCCGCCCCGCCTGCACCGCGGCCACGTCCATCCGTTCGCGCAGTTGCGCCATTTCCGTGCGCAGCTCGCCCATCGCGGCCTCCGCCGCTGCCGCGTCGAAGCTCGCTTCCAGCGGGTCCGCGCCGTCCATCTTGGTCTCGTAGGTCATGGGGTTCTCCATCGTTGGGGATCAGGCGACCGCATGCACCCGCGCCGCGGGCTGCATGGGGAAGGTGACGAGGCTCACCTCGACCAGGTCGAGGTCGGTGAGGTGGCGGGGGCGGCTGCCGTGGCCGCGCTTGACCCGGTAGCCGAAGGACAGGCCGCCGACCGCGCCGTCGCGAAGGAGCGCGGCGGCCTCGCGCCCCGCGGTTGATCCGTCGGCAAGCCGCGCGATGACGCGCAGGCCGCGGTTGTCCTCGGCCAGTTGTTCGATGCAACCGATGGGCTTGCCCGGCTCGTGCTGCCAAAGGAGCGGCACGCGGGCCGGCCCGGCGGCGACCGCGCGGGCGAAGGCGCCGGGGCGCACCACGTCGCCGCCGCGGTCCACCCGGTCGAACAGCGCGGCGTAGCCGGCGAACCTCATGGCTGCCCCCGCATCGCGGCAAGCAGGCCGAAGCGCACCGCCAGTCCCATGACGAGCAGCGCGAGCGCCACCCGCACCAGCCAGTGGATCAGTTCGTTGCGCGCCGCGCGCTTGGCGTCGCGCCACGCGCCCAGGAGCTGGCGAAGCTCGCCCAAATCCGCGCGGGCGGCCGGGTCGGCCAGGCCCAGGCGTTCCAGCGCGCGCGCCGCGCCCGCCTCGCTCCATTCCTCGGCCAGGCCGCGCAGCGTGGGCAGGCCCACGCCC